TGACTTGTCTCACTTTCATTAATTTACTGAACTGTACGGTTAATGACGAAGACTCATCCGTTTTGTTTTCGTACCAATTATAGTAATCACCCATAAGACCTTCATATAATCTTGATTTCAGTCTTAGGTACACGGGTGAAATAATCTTATCAGGTAAATCCAACACTTCTGTTTTCAACCTTCTTAATACTTGTCTTGATGTTCTATCTCTTAATTCTTCTAAATTCGACGCTCCCGATACGTTCCATACTTTTCTTTTACCTGCATTAAACTGATAACCCTGACAATAACGAATAGCGTAAGCCATCCAATTTTGAGCCACAGGACTATCAATTAGTTGTAGTAGATTAAAATAATTCATTGGTCGTGATGTCATAGGTGTTCCCGTTAACAACCACAACCTTTTAACATTCTTAACAAAACTATTAACTAACTTTGTTCTTTGTGCTTGACCATTTTGTATATAGTGTGCCTCATCAATAACCACTAACCCAAAGTTGGCTAAAGTTATTGGTGATTTATCTTTGTTTTTAACGTCGTAAAAGTTTTTTAGGATATCATAATTAACAATTACAAAATCATGTTCCGTTGAAAAGTTTTTACCCTCTGAGATATAAACACTTCTGTCTGTGTAGTTTCTAATTTCTCGTTCCCAGTTAATCTTTAACGACGCGGGGCAAATAATCAAAATCTTTTGTTCCCCTGTTTCTAAAGCGGCAATAATGGTTGAGGTTGTTTTACCAAGACCCATATCATCAGCTAAAATGAACCTTTTGGTCCCAACCAATTTCTCAATCGCAATCTTTTGATGTTCAAGAGGAGGTCGGTGAGAATACTTTGAATAATCAATCTCAACTTGTTCAGTTTTGTGAGTCTTGATAATAGCACCTTTAGGTAACCAAAAGTCATGTAATTCTTGAGATTCTAAAATCTTACCCCAAATATGGTATGATTTATCTTTTTCAACCAACAATTTTTCAATCCAAATTTGTTCAGGAATTTCTGTCAATAATTTTTCGTCAGCAATTTTCTTTGCGAAGTAAGGGTCTAAGTCAACCCACTTTTTAGCGACCTTTGGTTGTACCTCAATAAAAGAGGTTATGTAATCGGCTTGTGCTCGAGTAGGGTAGAACTTTTTGTTGTTATTCTTTTGTTTCTTTAACCTAATCAAATAGTTATTACCCCCCTCGTATTTATCAAGGAGGTTAAGGGCTTTTTGTTCTATCGTTAAGTTTATATTTTCCAAAACACAATCGTTCTATTAATTATAATAAAAAACTGAATATTTATCAATATGTCAGAGAATAAAGTACCTATTACACGTATCGGAAAGTTTTTTGGTTCCGAAGATTTCAACCTTGATATATCAATGGGTGAGGAATGGTTGTATGGTGATATGAATTTCACTTTAGTTCTTTATCGTGTTGACAAACAGAAGACTAAGACAGATGATGTTTATGGTGAAACACTAACTGACGGTATTAAATTCTTACCACCCGTAGAGTTTAAAGGGTATGTTCAAGTTACTGCACCTGAGAATAAATATTTGGGTAACTCTAAAATACAACAATCTGAACCTGGTAATGTTAGAATATCGGTTTATCAAAGACAATTAGATGAATTAGAAATTGACATTAATTATGGTGATTACATTGGGTATTATGAAACCGAAAGCCGTGTTAGATACTACGTCGTTAATGATGACGGAAGGGTTGTATCTGATAATAAACATACTTATGCTGGTTACAAACCATTTTATAGAACAATCAATGCTTCTCCTGTAACCAATAACGAATTTAGAGGATTATAATGAAATTTAGGATAACGGAACAACAAGCCAAAAGATTATTCGATAAGGTCGATGATAAAATCAAATGCTCAGAATGTGGGTGGAAATGGAGTTTATCTGATGGTGGTGATGACCCTTATGTTTGTCATGAATGTGGTCACGACAATGCCAAAAATGAATTTATCGGTAAACGAGTGATGGTTTATTATAACCTACACAAACACACCTTCTCTGTAACATATAAGAGTAAGGTTATTTTACATGCCGACTATGTTAAACTTGGTGATGTTGAGTTCAGAGTTAGAAAAGGAGGTAAAGAACGTGTTAGAACAGAAATGGCTAAAAATGTTCACGCATTTGTTATTGGTAAATTATTAGATTATTGTCAGTATCCATGTGAAGATATTCCACAAGAACCAAACAGTAATATCGTAACGTATAATCCTTACAAATATGATTCGTTTGTTTATAAGGATAGTGAACAACCTGTGCATAAAGCCAAAGAAGTTGATATGGTTAACCTAAGAAATAAATTGTTTGTTATTTCTGAAGTTAGAAAGATTGACATTACAGAACAAGTTTCTGAAAGAGCAAATAGTTTTACTTATACCACAATTGGTAAGTACGAAAAGTTTAACACGAGAAGATATTATTTTAATAACCCATTACCAGTACCAAGTAGTGACACCCCACAAGGTTTAGTTAGTATTAAAGGTGGTAACGGTAATTTTGTTTTTAATGAAGGTGACGTTAATTACGACCCCATTAAAAACAAGTTAAGTGTGGACATTTCAAAGTTTGACGAGAAATACCCAAAATCAACTAAAACATCTGAACCTTCTAAAGTAGGGATAAATTCAACAAACATTAAAAAAGCGTTAGAATTAGCCTTCCCTGAAAATTGGCATCAAGAAGACGAAATATTCACACCTGGATTAAGAGATGTGTATACCATTGGTGAAAAACTTGGTGATGATGAATCTTGGTCGGTTCTAAATTATTTTGATACCAAAGACGAAATTCATTCGTTAATTTATTTGAAATATGCCGAGGAAAACACTGATAAAGATATTGTTGAGTGGATGGCGGATTTATTTAAAAATAATAAAGAATACACAAAACTATTGGTTGATAGACAGTGGCAATCAATCGCCAACGGATTAAAACTTGAGAGGGATTCAGTAAACAACTTCTTAAAAAATATTGATACAGCAGATATTACATATTACCCACACGGGTCAAAGATGGATAGATGGGCGGGTGTCGATGTGACTATCAATGGTATTAACTACCAAATCAAACCACTCAAATCTTATAACACTGAAGAGGGTATTACCATAGTTGATACTTATGGAATGAGAGATTACTCTAAGAAACCTAAAGTTGATAAGATAGCTTTCGCAAATCCAAACAAAGTAATTGAGTTTGATAATAAAGATTACGATGTTATTAGTAAGAGTCGTGCCGTATTTAAACAAGAACCAAAAATAACGAAATAAATGCCGATACCTAAAAAAAGTATAAAGAAGAATATACCTTTAACATTCCCAAAGACTTTATACCCAAGAAGAGAGGAATTGTTAGAGAAGATTAATAAGGATGGTACCTACCTTCCTAAGTCAATTCTTCATGCGGATTTAGATGGTGGGTTTTTGGATTTTGTTAAGAATGATTTAAAGACTGTCGTTGATGGTAAAGTAATACCAATGGTGGATATTATCATCACAACACAAAACTGGTCACAATTTGCAGAAACATGGAATATTCAGAATATTGATAAGAACGTTGAGCCTCCTTTTATAACTGTAGTTAGAATACCTGAAGTTAAATTCGGTACTAACCCCGCGTTACTATACAACATACCAAATAGAAGACAATACTTTTATGCTCAAGTACCTACATGGGATGGACAAAGACATGGTGCTGACGTTTATAAAATACCACAACCTGTTCCTGTTGATATTAGTTATCAGGTTAAGATTGTGTGTAACAGAATGAGAGAATTAAACCAATTCAACAAAAACATTCTTGAGATGTTCGCATCAAGACAAGCCTACGCAGTAATTAAAGGACATTATATTCCAATCGTAATGGGTAATATTTCTGACGAATCAGTAATGGATATTGCCAAAAGAAAATATTATGTCCAATCATATGAATTCACAATGTTAGGGTTTTTAATTGATGAAAATGAATTTGAGGTTTCACCTGCGGTATCAAGAATATTACAGGTTGTTGAGTTTGATACTCAATCAAGACAAAAACAAAAAAGAATTGTTGCGGATAATAAATCTGTTGATATGGATATATTATTTGTAACAGGTAATAACACCATCACAGAAGTTTTTGAATATACCACCGACTCTTTTATTAGTGGGACCGAGAATGTCGATAGTTATGATGTATTCATCAATAATGATTATTACGGTTCAGACATCAATGAAATTCAAATCAACACTAATGATGTTGTTAGGTTTGTAGTCACTAAAACTGATAGTAATTTAGATTCAATAATTAAGTTAAGAAACTCACTTATTTAATCCTCCCCGTAGATATCGGGTTTACCCTTACATTTATCAATAATTAGTTTTTCTAAAAATCGATACATTTTAATTCCCCTCTTTTCACAGTAGGTTTTAAGGACATCATGTACCTCAACGGATATCTTTAAATTCTTTATCTTTTTGTTGTCATTACTCATGGTAGAAAAAAGGCAGAAAATAGTCTGCCTATATAATAAATAGTTGGTCTAAAGTAAAGTACTTTGGGTTTTTTGATAATATTTATAATAAAATAAAATTTTAAGAAACAAAAAGACTAATGGCAACAAACAGTAAAGTATTCGTATCACCTGGAGTGTATACATCAGAAGTTGACTTAAGTTTCGTAGCTCAGAGTGTTGGTGTAACAACGTTGGGTATTGTTGGTGAAACCTTGATGGGTCCAGCATTTGAACCAATCTTTATCACTAATTTCGATGAGTTTTCGACTTACTTTGGAGGAACTTCACCTGAAAAATTCATTAACACACAAATACCTAAATATGAAGCCGCTTATATTGCAAAGGCTTACTTACAACAATCTAACCAATTGTTCGTAACAAGAATCTTAGGTTTATCAGGTTATGACGCGGGACCATCTTGGTCAATTAGCATTAAGGCTAACGTAGACCCTTCAACAATTGATTTTTATTGTGAAGACCCTACGGTAGTTGATTGTCAACCAGCGTGTAATGACTTTTTAACTATAGACTTCGCAATTGATTTCTCAGGTTGTACAAATAGTCTTAACTCTATTGAGTTTTTAGACCCAAGTCAAATTCCTACGGAAATTGCTAGCAGAATTGATTTACCTTATGAATTGTTTAATGGTAGTACTAGTACGTTAAGAACTAACATGAATAATCAAATTTTTGATATCATGAACACACCATCAACTGAAGACACTTCAATCTATTACTACGGAGCGATTTCAGGAGATACTTATGAGGCTTTTGCACCAATATTCACAGCTGAAACTAACGTAATGGGTGTTGAGTCTATTGACGCATCACTTATTAATTACGCAGCACCACAAAACGACCCTTGGTACTACGCATTATTTGATAACTTAGGTAACGCGGCTTACACAGGTTATTCATTCTGGTCAATTGTTACAGGGTTAACTATGACACCTGTAACTACGACAACTACAGTAGCACCTGTTACTACAACAACAACTACTGACCCTTGTGTAACACCTGGCCCAACAACTACTACAACTACAACAACTGCGGCACCTGTTAATTGTTATACAGGTACTTTAATTGGTAGGATTTATGTTTATTCAGGTACGGCTTACACCGACTACGATGACGTAGTTATTGCAACACTTCGTTCAAGAGGTTTGGCAACTTACGGTACTGACAATGGTGCTGTTTACGAAGTTTCAGGTTTAACCGATGTAACTATGGACTGTGTAGGTCAATACTCAGGTGTGACTAAAAACCCATATTCAACATTCGGATTAAATGTGACTAATAAAGAAGGTAAACAATTCTTCTTTGAAACATCTTTCCAAAATTCAGATACACAATATCTACCTAAAGTATTTGGTTCATCAAACTTTGCAAAACCAAGAACAGTTGTTCCGTTATTTGTAGAAGAGAGATTCCAAGCAATGTTAAACTACGGATGGAGAAAAGGTTATGTTAGAGGTTTAAGTTGTGACTTAACCGCTCTACCTGACGCAAGACAAGGTAGTGACCCAACATCAATTGCATTCTACTTAGAACAATACCAATCACCGGAGACTCCATGGATTGTTTCTGAATTACGTGGTAATAAAGTTTATAACTTATTTAAGTTTAGATTAATTTCTGATGGTGACGCGGCAAATACATTAGTTAAAATATCAATGGCTAACATGTCGTTCAATAACGGAACATTTGATATCTTAGTTCGTGACTTCTTTGATACAGACGCTAACCCTGTTGTTTTAGAGAAATTCACTAACTGTACTATGAACCCGATGGAAAATTCATTCATCGCACAAAAAATTGGTACTGTTGATGGTGAGTACTTATTGAACTCTAAATACATTATGGTTGAGATGAACGAAGACGCTCCGATTGACGCACTACCTTGTGGTTTCGACGGATTCAACTTCAGAGAGTACGCAGGTGTTAAACCTCCGTTCCCAATCATTAAAAATAAATACGACTATCCTGGTGAAGTTGTTTACAACCCACCATTCGGTTTAGCTTCAGGTGCGGACGACGCAACTAGAAGTAACGGTGATAATGTACGTAGAACTTACTTAGGTATTTCCGACACTATTGGTATTGACGTTGATTACTACTCTTATAAAGGTAAACAATTACCATTAGATATCTGTACAGATACTACAGGTGAACCTTGGAATTGGAGAAGTAAAGGTTTCCACATGGACGTTAACGCATCGGCAATTACAATTCCTGATGTATTTGTAACAAGTGGTACACCGGCATTCGTTTGTGGTGACGCACCATTTATTCAAGACCCTGACAACTCTGAAAACCCATACTACAGAATTTACGCTCGTAAGTTCTCAGTATTAGCACAAGGTGGTTTCGACGGATGGGATATCTATAGAGAATATAGAACTAACACTGATAGATTTGCAGTTGGTAGAGCAGGTTACTTAAAAGGTGCATGTCCTTCAATTAAATACCCAACAGCAACAGGATGGGGAGCGTTCAAACAAATCACTGTTGGTGACGCAACTCAAACATTTGCAAATACTGACTACTACGCATACTTATTAGGTCAACAAACATTTGCTAACCCTGAAGCGGTTAACATCAACGTGTTTGTAACACCAGGTATTGACTACGTAAACAACTCAAACTTAGTTGAGGAAGCAATCGACATGATTGAAACTCAAAGAGCTGACTCACTTTATGTGTGTACTACACCTGACTACAATATGTATGTACCTTCAAGTACTAACCCTCAAGATTTCATATATCCTCAAGAGGCGGTAGACAACTTAGATAACACTGGTATTGACTCTAACTATACCGCGACTTATTACCCTTGGGTATTGACTCGTGATAGTGTAAATAATACACAACTTTACTTACCAGCAACGGCTGAGGTTACAAGAAACTTAGCATTAACCGATAATATTGCTTACCCATGGTTCGCAACGGCAGGTTACACTCGTGGTATTGTAAACGCGGTTAAAGCACGTAAGAAGTTGACTCAAGAAGATAGAGACGTATTGTATCAAGGTAGAATTAACCCAATCGCAACCTTCTCTGATGTAGGTACTGTAATTTGGGGTAATAAAACTCTACAAATTAGACAATCTGCTCTTGACAGAATTAACGTAAGAAGATTATTACTACAAGCTCGTAAGTTGATTTCAGCGGTTTCAGTTAGATTATTGTTTGAACAAAACGATGCTAAAGTAAGACAAGACTTCTTAGACGCGGTGAACCCTATCTTAGACGCAATTAGAAGAGACCGTGGTTTATACGACTTCCGTGTAACCGTATCTTCAGACACTGCTGACTTAGATAGAAACCAAATGACAGGTAAGATTTACATCAAACCAACTCGTTCACTTGAGTTTATCGACATCACGTTCTACATCACTCCGACAGGAGCATCTTTCGAGAACATCTAATAATTATAAAACAAAGTGGGGTCACAAGCCCCACTTTTTAGCCTAAATTAAAAAAATGAAAATAAGAAAAATTCTTAAAGAAGGGTTTGACGAAGAAGGAACACCCGACATGAAATATTATTCTTTTGACTGGGATGACAATATTGCGGTTATGCCAACAAAAATTGTTTTATTAGACGAAGAAGGTAATGAAGTTGGTATGTCAACAGAAGACTTCGCCGAGTATAGAACAGAGATTGGTAAAGAACCATTCGAATATGAAGGACATACTATAACAGGTTTTGCAGAAGATGCGTTTAGATACTTCCGAACATTAGGAGACAAACAGTTTATTGTCGATTCTATGACGGCTAAACCAGGTCCTGCATGGGACGACTTCGTAGAAGCAATCAACAACGGTTCAATCTTTTCAATCGTCACCGCAAGAGGTCACCACCCAAACACTTTAAAAGAAGCATGTTATAATTATATTGTATCTAATCACAATGGTATTGATTCAAACGAGTTGGTTAAAAATTTAGAGAAATATAGAGACCTTGCTGACGAAGAACAACTTTCAAAGAAAGATATGATTCGTGAGTATTTAGATATGTGCAGATTTTACCCTGTAAGTTATGGTGAAGGTTCTGCAACAAACCCTGAAGAAGGTAAAATTAAAGCTTTAAAGGAATTTATCCAATATGTTAGAGACTTATCTCAACACATTCATAAGAAAGCATTCTTAAAGAATAAAGTTTCTAATAATTTTGTAATACCTAGTATTGGTTTTTCTGATGATGACCCTAGAAACGTAGAGAAAGTTAAATCTCATTTTGACCAGGAACCAGATAATATTTTAAAGACTTATTCTACAGCAGGAGGAGTTAAAAAATTACAAAACTAGAAAACTAGATACTTATATGCAAATGATAATTTTTTAAAATCTAAAAGTAAATACAAAAAATTTATTTGGAGATATTTATAAACAAACATAAACAAAAAATAAGAAAAACAAAAAACAACTGAAATGGCTGATTTATTAATGAAAATGCCGATACCTTATGAACCTAAAAGACAGAACAGGTTCATTCTTCGTTTCCCAACTACATTGGGGATTAACGAGTGGTTCGTAGAATCAACGGCAAGACCAAATATTACTGTTAACCCTGTGGAGATTCCATTCTTAAACACATCAACTTATGTTGCAGGTAGATTTACTTGGGCAACAATCCCTGTTAAATTCCGTGACCCTATCGGACCTTCAGCATCACAAGCCTTGATGGAGTGGGTACGTTTATGTGCGGAGTCTGTGACAGGTCGTATGGGTTACGCTGCGGGTTACAAAAAGAACGTTGACCTTGAGATGTTAGACCCAACGGGTGTTGTTGTTGAGAAATGGATTTTAGAAGGTACTTGGTTGACAGGTGTTAACTTCGATTCATTGGCTTACAACACTGACGCTTTAGCGAGTATTTCAGCGACACTTCGTATGGATAGATGTGTACTTGTATACTAATCAAATAAAATTTCAGTTAAATATATTAAGAATCCACGTCTTTGGCGTGGATTTTTTTGTTTAGTGTTTATAAAAAACCTTTGATTCGTATATTTTCTTATAAAAGAGAAATTATATGGAACCAAATATCATTGACGCAGGAACTCAAAATTTTAACTTACCCCACGATGTAGTATCACTACCTTCAAAGGGTTTGTTTTACAAATCAAAAAAGAAATCTATTAAGGTTGGTTATCTAACCGCAAATGACGAGAACAATTTAATTGGTTCCGTTAATAATGGTAATGACAGTATTATCATGACATTACTTAGAAATAAAATTTACGAACACGATTTACGTCCTGAAGAATTAATTGATGGTGACATTGAAGCTATCTTAATTTATTTAAGAAACACATCATTTGGCCCTGAATATAAGGTAACATTAAATGACCCACAAACAGGTAAATCATTTGAACACACCCTTATTTTAGATGAGTTAAATATTAGAAGAAGCGAACATCAACCTGATGAATACGGTTTATTTACTACGACATTACCAAAAACAGGCGCAACCGTTAAATTAAAAGTATTAAGTTTCGGTGAAAACATTGAACTTGGTAAAATGGCTGAACAATACCCAACAGGTAGAGTCGCTCCTACTGTAACTTGGAGATTGATGAAACAGATTGTTGAGGTTAATGGTGACCAATCAAAAGAAAAAATCGCTGAGTTCGTTAACGTATTACCTATTATGGACTCTAAGTATATCCGACAATTTATTCGTGATAACGCCCCTTCATTAGACTTAACCCAAACAGTAAAAGCCCCGTCAGGAGAAATGGTGAACTTTGATATCACCTTTGGGGTTGAGTTTTTTCGGCCTTTCTTCTAATTACCGACAAGTTTTAATTGAGGAATACTACATCCTCTCAAGGTTTATTAGGTTGTCCTATTCTGACTTCCATATAATGCCAACCTACGTGAGAAAATATCTTATTGATAGGATAGTGGAAGATAACACCCCTAAAAACCAATAATAAAAATAAGGTTGGGGGTATTTATTATAAAATACTTTATATATGGCTGGAGAAGATTTTAAACCTGATGATATTTTTAGTAAACTTAATAGTGCTTTTGAAGCCGCGTTAAGTAAAGTTGGTAAGGCAATTAGTGATAATCTTGATACCACAGTAATTGCTAAAACTATCTTAGATTTGGATGATGCTGCAGTAGGTGTTGCTAAAGCGTTTGGTCAAGGTCGTGAAAACGTACAAGGTATTAAAGCCGCCATGGCTGATGCTTACATGAGTGTGGTTGCTTTAGGTGGTGATTTAGATAAAATTCAAAAAATCCAAGTACAGGCTGGTGAGGCCTTAGGTCGAAATTTAGTATTATCTTCAGATTCTTATGCCAAATTATATGCAACTGCAGAAGTAACGGGTAAATCCGCGAAAGAAGTTATTAGTGGTTTTAAAGACGCAGGATTCTCGGCTTACCAAGCGGGTTCACAAATGGAAAAAGTTGTTAACCAAGCGAGAGCCGTGGGTGTTAGTGCTCAGGCGGTTAGTGGTAAAGTATTAGAGAACATGTCAGCACTTAACAAATTTAATTTTCAGGGGGGTGTTGAAGGTATGGCTAAAATGGCGGCACAAGCGACAGCTTTAAGAATTGACATGAAAACCGCGTTAGATTTTGCTGACAAAGTATTTGACCCTGAAGGTGCGATTGAGATGGCAGCAGCAATGCAGAGATTAGGTGTTGCGAATACCGAATTATTGGACCCATTAAGATTAATGGATATGGCTCAGAATGACCCTGCTGAATTACAAAATCAGTTGGCTGAGATGTCTAAGAAATTCGTCCAATTAGGTAAAGATGGTAATTTTGAAATTGCTCCTGGTGCAAAACGAGAACTTAGAGAACTTGAAAAACAATTACAATTACCTGCCGGTCAATTATCTAAAATGGCGTTAGGTGCCGCAGAACTTGATAAAAAATTAACAAGCATTAAATTCCCTGATACTTTTACTGAAGACCAAAAACAGTTATTCGCCAACATGTCTGAAATGGGTGAGGATGGTGAATTTAAAATTACTGTTGATGGTACCGCAATGAATTTAAGTGAAGCAATGGCTAAAGCGGGTAGTGAAAACGGGGCTGAGTTTATTAAAAAACTTGAAGAAACTAGTAAGCCTAAGTCAATGGAGGAGTTAGCTAAGGGTCAGTTAGATATTTTGACAACAATCAATTCAAATATTAAAACACTAACTAAATTACCAATGGGAATTGCTCGTGGTAAAACCGCAACCCAAGCCTTAGAATTACCTGCCGAATTAACGACATTGTTATCTAAAACTTTTGATACACAAGAATTAAGTATTAAAAATTTAGGTAAAGGGTTTGATGAAGGTGCTCAAGATATCTTAGGTTCGTTAACAAAACTTGCTTCTGGTGAAGGTTCTTTAACAGAGGTATTTACTAAATTAGCTGAAAATGGTGAAAAATTAAATAATTTTGCTCAAGACGCATTCGTATCATCGGCAGAGAAATATAAAGAATCATTAGGAGAGTTAACAAAAAGTAACAACATGTTCTTCAAGTTGACAGAGGAGATTTTTAAATCTATAGGTAAAAGCGGTACTGACTTCATCCAAGGAAAAGACCAAAATTATAACACTCTAAACACACCTCAAGTTGTACCACAAACAGTTAATAGTACTGTACCAAATACTCAAAATTTACAGACACCATCAAGTCAGTCATCAACACCTATAAAAACAGAAAACACTTCAACAGTAAATGTTAACCTAAATGTTAACTCAACTAACCCTAATATTGACCCTAATCAATTAGCAATTGCAATACAAAGTACTGATTTAAAAGAAACTATTGTTAAAACAATTAAAGACGGTATGGCGAATAATGGATTAACAGGTAACCCAAATAATGCCCAAGCTATGAGAAACCAAGCTGAAATGAGTGGTAATTTATCATAAAAAAATAAGTTAATATCTATTTATAATTAAAATAATAAGATGTCAGATAGTACGTTATCATTTGTTAATAGTTCCACATTCAGAAACTCTCTATTAGCCAAAAATTTGGAACCTTACGATGTGCCGGGTGTGTATACTCCACCAGGTGGTCCACAAGCATATGAAACTACACTATCATCGTTAACCGTTGTTGATTCACCTGATAATTTAATTACTGACGGAGTATTTGCTAACAATTTATATCCTTTAAATGAATTCGGTCCTAACGGTGGTTATAATACTAACATCACATTCAACGGACCACCAATTCCTGTAAACTCAAATCAGGGGGAATACGACCCAACAGATACTGTACTTGATTTAGTAAACGAGTTTTATATTGATGCCGCTTACATTGAAAACAGATACGGTCCTGATGGTGGGTTTAATGATATGGTTATCATTACGGACATTCAGAATAATAATAAAATTTATCAGCCATATTGGAATCCACCTTCTTACAATCCTTCATCTTATAGTCCTTACACTATATTAACAAGTCCTGACCCTGTCGGTTCAAACGGACCTTTGTCTCAGGATTCATATATTGCAAAAATAGGTGCCGAACAATTAAATAAGGCTTTCCAAGCTCGAGTTGACGCTGAGATTTTTCAAGCAACAATCGGAGCTGTTAATATTGATTCATTAAGTGACCCGTTTGAAGCAAGTTTAATTGCCACAGGACAAGAACCTTTAGTTTATAGAAATTGGAGAATTACGGTTCCTGAAAACCCTATTATTGCTGCAGCCGACTTTGCAACACGATTGGCGAGTGCTTATTGGCCTGTTTCACCAATTCCTGGTGATTATTTTGATGATAGTAAAGGTCAAAGTCAATCACCACAAACATCATTAGCCTTAAACGTCACCAATCAATTAACGGGTGGATTCTTAGGACCAATTTTAAATTTCAGAAGGAATCCTTCAGAAATATTCATTGCCAACTCAGGTAACGGTCAAAGGTCGGCTCTATTCCGTAACATTAATTATAATAGATATCAACCTGGTTATGAATCTGTATTAGGTGGCGCTGCAGGTATCGTACAAGGTTTATCGTCACTCGCAACATCTATTATTAATCCTAATGGAACTTTAAATGGTGGTTATTATGTAGGTAGTAGAAATGCTGACCCATCAACAATTACCTCACCACCAAACCAAATTCCTGTAAACCCTTATGGACAACAAGTTGAATCACCTGTTTATGGTCCATCTGAATTAGGTATTTTATATGAAGGAAACCAAGATAATTTAAACTTTGGTTTAGCCGCCAAACCACTTTCTGATGGTGGTGGTATTGATGGTCAATTTGTTTGGACTTCGCCTAAATATAAAGGTAATGCAGGATTTAAAGCAACACCTGGTGGAGGAACAGGCTCACTAGACCAAGAATTTAATTTAATTAGTTCACAATACAGTCGTGACGAATCAACCAACTTCACATTCAAAGAAAACTCAATCTTAGACCAAACTCAAAGGTTAATTGATTCTGCCGACAATGTGACAGGTTTATCTCGTTTAAAACACGTAGGTAACGCAATGAACCAAGTTAGTAAAGTATTCCACGATGGTTACAAAGAAATGACTAAAGGTTCTCAAGTTGTGTCATATAAAGACGATTCAACGGGACAAGAGGCGGGTATTGAGTATTGTCGTGTGTTCACTAAAGATACTCCTTACTATACTTATGCTGACTTACAAAAGACAGACGGTATTACTAATTCAGGACGTAGATTTGCTTGGTCTGTTTTTGATAATACATTTAACTTAAATATTGCCCCATTAAAGAACCCGGGTTCAACCAACATCATTCCAAATAATGATATGGGTCAAGGCGGTTATGCTAAAAAGTACATGTTCTCAATTGAAAATTTAGCTTGGAGAACATCAAGTAGACCTGGATTTACTTATGATGAATTACCTGTATGTGAAAAAGGTCCAAATGGTGGACGTGTAATGTGGTTCCCACCATACGATATTAAATTCAGTGATTCTAGTTCAGCAAACTGGAATCAACAATCATTCTTAGGTCGACCTGAACCAATTTATACTTACAAAGACACTAGTAGAACAGGTAGTTTAAGTTGGAAAATGATTGTTGACCACCCGTCAATACTTAATGTGATTGTTGACAAACAGTTGAAGGGTATTAATCGTGAGAAGTTAAATTCAATGATAGATTCATTCTTTGCGGGGTGTTTAAAATACGATATCTACCAATTAGCCCTTAAGTTTAACACAATACCTACAAAAGATTTATATACCTATCAAGAGATATTAAATAACCCTAATCTAACCCCTGAAGAGGCTAAAGGTGTACAGGAAAATATTCCTAAACAAAATACTGGCGGTTTAACAGGACCTGGTTCAGACACTGGTGGTGATGGTAAAACTGATGTTAAGACAACTGAAGATACTTCAGGTAATGATGTTTTAAATAAGTTTAATGATTTGGCATTTTATTTCCACAACGATAGACCTAACCCTCATACAGACAGGCCAACATCAACGATTGATTTTGTAACAAGTTTTAATTATTACAAAGATGTTGAGTACCCTAAGTATCAATCAAACGCTGACTCAATATTTAAACCCGACTCAACATATTGTAAGAAAAATCCGGCGTATTGTGCGGACAACAAGCCCGTTAATGAGTTTTGGAATAACGTTATTTTGGATAACTGGACATTTATCGACAACCCAACTGAGGGTTTGATTGAAGAAATACACAAACTTGTAACAACTAAGGATGCTACGGTTGCTATAACACTTATAGGTTCCGCCTCAGCTCCCGCAGAAAAAAAATATAACGTAAATCTATCGTCAAGAAGGGTTGACTCGGTTAGACAATATCTATTGACGGGTAAAGGGGGTAAACTTAAAGACTATACGAGTAAAATAACCATTAATGGTAAACCTCTTAACGAATCTTCAGGTCCAAGTTCTAATACCCTAGGTGAAGAAACTACGGTTGTACCCGTATCAGCAAAAACCAAAACATCTGGAAGAAGCGTTAATTGTACAACAGATATTATTGACGGCAGTACAGGTAAAGTAACATCTAATTCGCAGATTTATTCAATCGATGCGATGGCTTGTCGTAGAGTTAAATTTAGTGCTACAGTTACTATACCACCAAAACCTGTTAATCCCACAGACCAAACAAATTCGGATAAACCTGAACAAACAAAAACTATTGAAACAACACTAATCACACCAACTAAACCAAAACCAACGGTTAGTATCGAGAAAAAACTTAAAGAAGGTATTGGTAAAAAGATTTTAAGACAATTATTATCTGAGTGTGATTACTTTGAGGTTATTAAGGAAGAGGTTCCGATGTTATACGACTCTATTAGAGAGAAGATAAAGTACTTTAATCCCGCTTTCCACTCAATGACACCTGAAGGGTTAAACGCTCGTCTAACGTTCTTAAATCAGTGTGTTAGACCTGGTGAAACCATTCCTGTAATTGACCCTGACGGTAAACCAAAATACGATAATGCGGTTAATACTTCGTTTGGAGCTCCACCAGTCTTAATCTTAAGAATCGGTGACTTCTATAATGGTAAAATTATCCCTAAGAGTGTTGGTTTTACTTATGAACCATTAGTGTTTGATATGAACCCTGAAGGTATTGGTATCCAACCTATGATTGCCAACGTTACCCTATCATTTGACTTTATTGGTGGTCACGGACTTGCCAAACCTGTTGAACAATTGCAAAACGCACTATCGTTCAACTACTACGCAAACACTGAAATCTACGATGAAAGGTCAGTATGGACAGACGACTCATTCCAAAAAATTGACCAAGCTTTAATAAAAGAGTTGGTTCAAGATGTACCTCAAACAGGTTTAAGTGCTGTTGACAATCAAACACAAAATGCGTTTGGTGATACAATTGGTACTATTAAGAGTTATGATAATGTGACTGGTGGTCAGACAGGAGAAACATCTTATAATAAAATTATGGATGATATGTTAGGTGTTGTACCAGAATATACCGTATCCATTTTAAATAAATTGGAAAGTATTGTTAAACAAACTAACTATGGTATTTTACAATTAGTTAATTATGAAAGAAATTATATAAATGGTCAAGTTGCGGGAAACGTTAATTTTAATCCTGTAAATACTTACGAAACATTTCTTTATGGTAAACCAAAATTAGACGCTCCTAAATCATCAACCAATGGTTCCGACAGCAATTTATTTAAATCATTATTCAATCAATGTATTAAAGATGTTGAAATTAATGAAAACCCTATTGTAAAAGAATTATTAATTAATTACTATAACAACGAAGTTACTGATGAACTTAAAGTTATTAAAAAGAATATTAATAATTTTTATGTTAAAATTAATGACACATTATCAAACGACATCCAAACAATCATTAGTGAAATTTGTGGTATTGAACAAACATTAATATTAAATATTAAGAAATTAGAGTTATTAAATGGTACTACAACATTAGCCAATGCAAAACCAATTGATGGTAAAAAAACTGAGGAGGGAACGCCTTTAGTATACAACTTAAAAGGTACCAATAAAGTTAGTAAAACTACTAAGGATTCTGATGTAACCAACACTTTACATGAATTACAAAGAGATATTTATAAAATATACACCTACTTAAGACGTGTTAATGTCTTATATACCGCAAAACCAGAAACAGGTACTGATTACGCGTCGACAGGTGCCCCATTAATGCCAGGGTCTATCCTGCCTTTTGCCGTGATAACAGATGGAACTGGTTCATCAGGGTCTAATTATTATTTAACTAATAATGAACAGTTTAGACCAATAGATAAAAGTTATTTAAATACTGAATATAGACAGAGAATGTTTATGTTATTAGCTCGAACATTTGCCGATAAAAATAAATTAACCGAATTCAATAATTATGTTTTAACCAATAATTTAAAAGCTAGTAATAAGTTAAAAAATAAGTTTGAAAAAATTACTAAAGACATTGCAAATAATTTTGAAAAAGAACTTGAAAAAGAAGAAAAGTTATTTGAAAAATATCGAGACAGTAAAGTATATAAAGATTTAACAGAAGGCTCCGAGGAAAAATTATACCCTTCAGGTAAAGAAAGAATTTTAGAATATTCAACAGTACCTGACGAGTCAACACAAGAAGATTCTAAATCAAGATTAAAAGATTTATTTTCTGAAATAAACACGATAACGGATAATAAATATTTTATTCAGTCACCAACACAACACGCGGTAAAATTAAATTAATATGAGAGCAAAACAATATTATAACAGATATAATAACTTCATTATCAATGGAGAGCAAACTGTTGTGCCTTATGTTACATTACCAAATAAAAGTACTGATAAAAGATACATCTATAAAATAGGTCAAACTAGATTAGATAAAGTTTCACAACAATATTATGGTACACCATATTTTGGTTGGTTAATTTTATTAGCTAATCCAATAAGTGGTGGTTTAGAATGGAATATAAATGACGGTACTATATTGACAATTCCATTTCCTTTAATAGCTTCTTTACAAGACTATAAAAATGCTTTAGACAACCACTTCTTCTATTATGGTAGGTAACAATGAAAATATATACGTAGATTTTGATTATAATAACATTACAATCGTTGACCCAAACAAAGTGGTTGGTGATAATGGTATTGTTAAAGAACGATACGTAAATCAAGAAGACTTGGTTTTTTATGCCAATTTGGAGTGTAAAGTTATTCCAAGAACTAAGTTGGCTGTTGGTGTTGCAAGTAATGATGCAATCCAAACAGTATCTGTTGCGTCTATAAATTTTCTTAAACCTGGAGGTAAAGAATTTTTGGATAATTTATATACCGATGAAATAACCGGAAGAGGTAGTTTAGTTGGTGAAGGTATAAACCAAACAGAACTAAAAGAAGTCCCAAACCCAAAAGACAGTACTGATAAATTTATAAGACAAATAACAAATAGTGGAGGTAAAGCGGGTGCCACCGATAACGGATTATTAGGTATTACACAAATAAATGTTAGACAAGGATTAGATTTCCTACCTGTAATATCAGTCCAATTAGAGGACGTTAAAGGAAGAGCGTTATTTGAGGGTGGTGATAATTCACCATATGCTGCGTTTTTTAATCTTCCATACCCACTATTTTCTTTAACACTTAAAGGTTATTACGGTAGGGCGATAAAACTTAGTCTAATGTTACAAAGTTTTAGTGCTAGATTTGACACTTATAGTGGTAATTTTAAAGTAGACTTAAAATTTTACACATACAAATATACCGTATTAAATGAGATAACTATGGGATACGCACTTGCGGTTCCTCACATGTATAAATCTAGAATTAAGATTACACCCATCCAAGACCCACAGTCATCAAACAAAACAGTTGTTGATACTACAACTAGTATTGGTTTTATGAAGATTAAGGAGATGTATAGTGAATACAAATCTAAGGGATTGATTCCTGACAATTTTCCTGAAATTACAATTGTTCAAATGAGTGAAAGAATTGATAACTTTGTTAAAAATGAATTAGATAAATTTACTAAACAAAATTTACAACCTTTACAAAATGTTAAATCATTTGAGGATTCACTTACTGATTTAGAAGGTGAGGTTTTAACTTACACCACTGTTGCTAGTGGTACCGAAAAGGCTTGGTTTAAAACTTACATGGATGAAACGACGGCCATTATTTTAAATAATGGTTTAACTGTTTACACCTTTAAACCTGACTATAAGGAAACTCAAAAGAAAAAAGACGCCGAATCTAAATTACAAGCCATTATTGACAAATATAAAGGTGTTTTAGAGAGTAATGTGACTTTAGGTTTAAATGGTTCTTATACTATTAGTGGTAAAAAACCCGTACAATGCAATGTCCCTTACAATATTAAATTCTCAACATTTAAGTTGACCAATGGGTTTAAAGTTGAAGATATCGACCTCCAAAAAACATATAATTTACGTAAAAAAAATAAAGAAGTTTTAGCGACGGATAAAATACCCGAATATAGAGCTGAATTAGAGTCAGAAATTCAAAAAAATTCGGGTATAAACGCAAAAACTTTAGAGGTTGAAAAAGTTGATTATTTTTATTTTAGTTCACCAACTAGTACTACTGTTCAGTCGGTAGTTAATTCACTACCAGTTATTGGTAATAAATCATTTACCGATTCAATATCGGAAATGAGGAAAAAGACTAAAACATTTAAAGAACAGATTGAATCTGCACTAACGGAAGCTTTAGGTGAATTATTACAGAGTAGTAATAATGGTATTGGGTTTGTCCCAAATATCAGAAATGTTCTTGCGGTTATTTTTGCAAGTGCTGAGGCGTTCTTACGAATTATGGATGACACCCACACCAAAGCGTGGAATGTTAGGGATGAAAAAATTAGACGTGATGCGGTTTTAAAACCACAAACAATTGGTGCATCACAAGATGCTGTGGACGGCAATTTACAGGACCAACCAATTTATCCTTGGCCTCAGGTTTTAAAAGAAACAACAGGAACTGATGGTCATGAAATTTTTGAAATAACATACCCTGGTGACCAAAGTATTATTGACCAAACCAAAGGTTATTTGCCAGGTATGTGGCCTGAAGTTGAATTTGTTGAAGAATTTATTAATGGTTTCACCGATAGAAGTCAAACTTTGGCACCTGACCCAATATCACAAAATGAATTAACCGAGACACAAAGAGTTTCATTAAATGCTATTGAGTTCCCCGTTAGTAATGAAGTATATGCTAACAAGGAAGAGATTAAGTATTTTTATGAAATATATGAAAGAGCCTTATTTGTGACTTACTACTCAAGATTAAATAGAGGTGGTGAGTTAACAACTAATAACGATTTGGTTTATAACATTATTGCGGAAGCCGAAAGAAACAATATCCTTAAAAGTCTGTCAAATGATAATCCGTTCCTTATTGCTAAATTAAAAGAATACAATTATAACGGAACTAACTTTGAAATATTCTTAAGAAACATCTCAAACTCAGGAACTGGTGAGTCATGGCAAAATTTCATCAGAGGTATTTTTAATACCCGATACATTAATAATAAAATTAATAACTCAAATTTTCAGTTCATACCTCAGGAGGTAATTAACAATTCAATTGCACAACCTGAAACATCTTTACCAACTGAAAAAGAGTTTTCAGACTATATTAATCAAAGTACGACAACTAATGTTAATGACTTTGTTGATACATATCCATTTACTGATGTAGATTGGGTTAATGATAAATTGGCAAATGGTTTAGCAAACACAACACCGGACAACGCTTTAGAAACTAAAGGTCTTTTAAGTTATAATCCTGTTAATAAGATTATATCAAACTTGGCGGCGTTTGAAAAAGAAAAACCTATCAGACCTTTTAGTAATTTTGTTGTTGTTAATAACGAGAACAGACCAGAAGGTGATATATCCCAAGCCGATTTCGAATTAAAAAAGTTTTATACTAACCGAACTTTAGATTATACAAAACAAGCATTCACTGAAGGTAATTTGACTTATAAAGATTATAAAGGTCATGTTAACGCATCACAAACCGTCTCAATGTTGAACACACCTTACTTTGTAAATGCTATACAACAGGGTATTAAGAATTTTAGAAACTACGATGAACACCCATTTAAAGAAGCGGCATATCTATTTGTTAATTCACTACCTTTAGCAACACTACGTGAAAAGTATAAGATAAAGGATGAACCAAATGAGTTAGGTTACATATTTGCAACATTAAAGAAATTTGGTGGGGTTCACAAAATACCTTACGCTTGGATTTTAAAGTATGGGTCAATTTGGAATCGTTATAAAACTTTTGTTGAAACGGGTACCGACTATATTGATACCGCTTGGTCAGGATATAACTATACTTTAAACTTTAATCCCGATGTTAACACAACGGGAGCAACTTATACATTTAGTGCGGGCACAAATTTGGGAACCGTTGAAATTCCCTTGGAAAAAAACGTTACTATCGGGACTGAAACATCTTCAACAATCAATACAGGATTTTACCCAAAAACAATTAATGACTTTAGTGTTTTCTATAAAGGTTATGAGATATTTTCCGCTTATACCAATAACGGAATACAAAGTGCTATTAATAGTTCGGGTTTCACCTTAGATTATTCACCAAGTGGCACTATTAGTTTAGGTAAAGGATTTGATTTAAATAGTCCTAAACGAGACCTTAAAATCTTTTCGTGGACAACGTATATCAACACCTTAGATGGTGAGCATAGTTTTATATTACCATCACAAGGTTCTAGATTAAATCAAACTAAATTTGAATGTTTTAAAACAATTGAGGGTCAGTCAGTTTTAGAGACCGAAGTCTTCAACAACCAAGCAATGTTTAACGGTTCGGTTAGAACATTTTGGACGGCACCAAACTACGGTTATTTTGACAGTAGTAAGGTTGTTAAACCAAATCCTGAACAATACCTTAAGACTATTTTTAGCGGTAAATCACAGCAACAAAATTTCTCAATTAATAGTGGTACAACAGAATATACCCCTATAAGTGAAATGTTCTCAGTTTTCGAGAAAGAGGTTTTAGACTTATTTGAAAACGAGTTTTTAAATTTCTCAAAATCAAAATATAACTATGAAACCACTAATGTTATACCTAGTGGTTTATCTTCATATCAAGATATGAAGAATTTTCAGTTATTAATGACTGATTTAATGAAGATACCTAAAATAACGGGTGATACTGGTGATGATAGAATCTTAAATGCCCAAAAAGCTCAGTATGATAAAATGTCGACCTACTTAACTAGTTTTGTTAACGACATCAACGTGATTGTTAAATTTGGTAACCCATCACAATTTAACAAAAGGTTATTCTATAGTTTCTCTAATTTAGATATTGTTGACCCATATACTTGGGGGAGATATACTATTGATACACCTAACGCACTTCCTGGTTCAGGTGGTCAGACACTCGCAAACTCAATTACCCAATACCCTGACGCTTGGAAAGCGTTAAGAACTTATGTTGGATTTTCAGAAATACCTAAGTTGGTTTATGATAATAACGGTTCGTATATTACAGACTTCTTTATTGATTTGAATATCGCGTTTACCGAAGAAAATATTATTAATTTCGCACCAATAATTAAGATTTATGCAACACAAAAATTAGAAAACAATGGGTTAACAAAAACCACGTTCTTCAATTTAATGGATGATTACCTTAATTCGTTGATTGATTTTAAAACCAATGTTATTAATGACTTAATGCCAAAAATACAAAAGGAGTTACCAACAACCACAATCCAAGGGAATAATAAGATACAATCAAAACTTGATGGTGACCAAACCAAAGTTGAATTATGGGAATCATTTAAAGCATTAAATGATAAATGGATATCGGGTTCCGATTTTAAAACTAAAACATTGTTTGAGGATGTGTTATTACTTGACAGGGCGAGTCGAAATGTTGGTGATAAAATACTTGTTGATATTAATAAATTACAATATAGTTTAACAACCGCAACAACACCCAAAACATCCAATGACAAGATGAGTGTTAAAACATTTATTGAAGGTATCTTGGTTAACAATAACTTCGTAGTTATGAATTTACCATCATATGTCAATTTCTATAATGTTCAGGATGTTGTTAGAGATGCGGCGCCTAAACCTGAACCCACTTCAGATTTTGCCAACACCTTATTTGGTACATTTATGAATGTTGACTATAGACAATCAAGTGCTAAGATGGTTTGTTTCTATGGTGGTAAACCAAGTGAACAATTAGACTTAAAAAATAATGTCGATTATCGTTATAGAAATGATGCTTTTGAAATAACTAGAAGTTCTAACAATCCGCTTGTTGAGGATTTAACCCGCAAGAATGACCACGCATTATCAAATAAAGTTGTAGGTTTTAACGTAGATATTGGACCTCAAAACCAGTCGATATTCCACGGGTTTAGTGTTGGACAAGACGCGGGTAAGGCGACCGCGGAGTCTCTTGAGATGTTAAACCAAATGGCGAATCAAAGTCGAAACAGAGCTGGTGCGTCACAAAGTGCATCATTGTATAATTTATATAAAAACAGAAGTTATACTTGTTCTGTTAGTATGATGGGTAACGCTCTAATACAACCAACTATGTTCTTTAACCTTAGATATGTACCAATGTTTAGTGGTCCGTATATGATTACTAGTGTTAACCACAGTATATCACCAGGTAAATTTGAAACTACTTTTGAAGGGTATAGACAAGCAACCGCTTCATTACCTAAAATTGATAATTACTTACAATCACTTAAAATAAATTTACTTGAGTCAATCAAGAATCAATTAAATTCTGGTTCACAACCAAGTCAGAAAAAACCTAAGGTTGTTAACCAAAGTGCTAATGTAATCGAACAAGCCAATGGTGTTGTTGACCAATTAACCAACCATGATGCTAATAAACCAAATAACGGTAGTAGTGAATTATGTGAGGTGTTATCTAAATATAGTGGGTTTACTGCGGTTGAATCACCTGTTGTTAAACAACATAACTACCAGGAAATTGTTGGTAAAATAACTTCATCAACACCTAATAATGATTTATTACGAACCATTATTTTCTGTTCTATATATATGAATTCTAAAACACCTAATAGTACTGATACATTATCATCGGTTGAAAATAACATCATTGGTGTGTCCATTTCACCGGCACAACAGACTTCAGATTGGGGACAAGCAGGTGATGTGGCATTTAAAGATAAAAAGTACTATTGCTCAACAAGTAACGTATCGTATCCGATATTTGATAGTATTGAATCTTCTATTAAATTTATTAGTGAAAGATGGAAAACTCGTTTAAATGGTTACTCTAAAACAAAAGAAAGTATTACTAAATTCTTGGTAATAAATAATAACGCCGCACAATTTAGAAAAGATGAGGTTTATAATAAATTAAGTCAAGTTGAAAAAGATAAACTTGAAAAAATCGTACAAGACGCTATCGATTATTATAACCAAACACTACAGCAATAATTTTTACATATATTAAGATATTTATTAAGAAACATTAGTTATGAACGTAAAATTAATATTAGACAACTATTTAGGTAAAAATACCAGACATACTGAAAAAGATTTGGGTGATGGTACTAAACAAGTTTGTGATTTAGACACAGGTGACTGTTATACAGTTAGAATGAGAGACGGACTTATTGAGCGTGTTGATAACACGATGACAAAAAATAAAAGAATCCAAGTTGAAACACTACAAGGTGTAAAACAACTTTTAAATGGGTAAAGAAATGAGAAGAGTTGACGATAGAATACTTTCTGAAATCTCTAGATATAGAGAAATAAATACATATATTAATGAGCAAGAGGTGGAGTTACCTCCACCACCTGCAGACCCCGCAATGGCGGCACCTGCAGACCCAATGGCGATGCCACCCGCAGACCCAATGGCCACTCCACCTACTGACCCTGCGATGGGTTCGGTTCCACCACCCGCAGAACCCGCGGCCGCAACCCCACAACCTGTGGATGTTGCCAATGACCCTGATGTTGAAAAGGTTGGTGATGAGAAAGATAAAACTGAGGAAATTGATATCACAGATTTAGTAAAGTCTCAGAAGAATGTTGAGAAAAAACAAGAAGAGTATTTTGACAACCTATTCAAACACCTAACTGATTTAGAGTCTAGACTTGGTGACATGGATAACATCATGAACAAACTTAACGACCTTGAAATGAAGGTTGAGAAGTATAGAACTAAGACACCTCAAGAAAAACTTGAACTAAGAACATTAGATTCAGGACCATACAACCAAAAACTTTCAGATTTCTTCCAAGATAAAGAAGAAGAGATGGAAAAAACGGGAAAAAATGAATATGTTTTAACTCAAGGTGAAGTTGAAGACTATTCAAATTCGGATATCAAAAAATCATTTAGAGATTTTGGTGACGAGAGACCCGACGATGACAAGATTATTAATGTTAGATAAATAAAACGGTCTTCGGACCGTTTTTAGATTTGACAAACCCACGGCTGACACTTATACTTTAGTAAACAATTTAAAATCTATATATTATGGCGACAAATTCATTAGACGCAGTACTTGCACAGTACGAACAATCAAAACAAGGTAGTTCTAGTTCATCCTCAAAGATGTCCCAAGACGAGAGAATGAAGAAGTACTTTGCGGCAATCCTTAAGGATACCGAAAAACAGGGACAAAGAAGGTTGAGGATTCTCCCAACCCCGGATGGTTCTTCACCATTCAAAGAAGTTTGGTACCACGAGATTCAAGTGGACGGTAAATGGCAAAAATTTTATGACCCAGGAAAGAACGACAGCGAGCGTTCACCATTGAACGAGGTTTATGAAGAACTACGTTCAACAGGTAAAGATTCTGACAAAGAACTTGCTAAACAATACCTTTCTCGTAAGTTTTACATCGTTAAAGTAATCGACCGTGATGCGGAAGATGAAGGTGTTAAATTCTGGCGTTTCAAACACAACTACAAAAATGAGGGTATCCTCGACAAAATCATTCCTATTTGGAGAGCTAAAGGTGATATTACCGACCCTGATAAAGGTCGTGACATTATCCTTGAGTTGACTAAGGCTAAGACACCTAAAGGTGCTACCTACACAGTTATTCAGACTATTATGTATGATGACCCGGCTCCTGTACACGAAGATAAAGAACTTGCTGACTCTTGGATTAAAGATGAGTTAACTTGGGAAGACGTATACTCTAAGAAACCTGTCGAGTATCTTGAAGCAATTGCTCGCGGAGAAACTCCACGTTGGGATTCTGAAAAGGGAGGTTACGTTTACGGAAACTCTACTTCGGGTGAAATTATGTTAGGTGGTGAGGAAACTTACGTTGACCCACAAGCTAACGCAGAAGTTGACGAAGATTTACCATTCTAAATTTAATTATAAAAGCATGGACACTATCATATACAATGTGTCCATGCTTTCTTATTTTTAGGTAATAACAATATTATACATAGACAATGGCAATTAAGAAAAATGATTTTAGTACGTTGAAGAAGAAGTTTTCTACTTCAGCGAAGTACAAACCCCAACGTTTTTTTGACTTGGGTAGTGAGTTTTTGGATGCTGTTGGTTTACCTGGACCTGCTATCGGACATTTGAATATGTTCTTAGGACACTCAGACACTGGTAAGACAACTGCGTTAGTTAAGACTGCGGTAGATGCTCAGAAAAAAGGAATTCTACCCGTATTCATAATTACGGAACAAAAATGGTCTTTTGAACACGCAAAACTTATGGGTTTTGAGTGTGAAGAGGTTGTGGATGAAAATACTGGTGAGTTGGATTGGGACGGTTTTTACATCTTCAATAACAACTTTGATTATATCGAGCAAATTACAGACTACATCAATAGTTTGTTAGATGCTCAAGAAAAAGGTGAGTTGGATTATAGTTTATTGTTCTTGTGGGATTCTGTTGGTTCAGTTCCTTGTAAGATGACTTACGAAGGTAAGGGTGGTAAACAACACAACGCATCGACTTTGGCCGACAAAATTGGTATGGGTATCAACCAACGTATTTCAGGTTCACGTAAAGCGGATTCTAAATATGAAAACACTTTGGTTATTGTTAACCAACCGTGGGTTGAATTACCTGACAATCCATTTGGTCAACCTAAGATTAAAGCTAAAGGTGGTGAAGCAATTTGGTTGAACTCATCATTGGTATTCCTATTCGGTAACCAAAAAGGTGCGGGAACGACTAAGATTACTGCGACCAAAGATAAAAGAACAATTAAATTCGCATCAAGAACTAAAGTTTCCGTAATGAAAAACCACATTAATGGTTTGGGTTATGAGGATGGTAAAATAATTGTTACACCACACGGATTTATCGCGGGCAAAGAAACCGCCGAGGAAAAAGCTTCAATTGAGGCGTACAAAAAAGAGTATGCTGATTATTGGAAAGAGATTATTGGAACCGATGGTGACTTTGATTTAAGAGAAGAAAAAGAGTATGTATAACTTTAAATAAACTGTAGTGATTAAAACGTTAATAATTGACGGAAACAATCTTTTTAAAATTGGGTTTCATGGTGTAAGAGATTACTTCCATAATGGAAAACATATTGGAGGTACTTGGCACTTCATAAACACAATTAGACGGTTTATTGAAGAATACAATTACGATAAGGTCGTAGTATTTTGGGATGGTGACAGTAATTCTTCTGCGAGGAAGCTGATATACCCCCAATACAAAGAACATCGTAGAAACGACATGAATGAGTTTAAAATGGACTCATTTCAAGAACAAAAGGAGAGGGTGAAACAATACCTCGAAGAGATGTTCGTAAGACAAGTTCTCATTGACAATAACGAAGCCGATGACCTCATCGCTTACTACTGTCAAATTTCTGAGAACGAACACAAAACAATTTTTTCAGGTGATAAAGATTTGACACAACTTATTTCAGATAAGGTGTCAATCTATTCACCGAATTCAAAAAAATTCTATAAGAAGGGGGATAACATTAAGTTACATGACATTGAAGTTCCTCACGATAACATCAAGACCTGCAAGGTTTTAATGGGGGACAAGTCAGATAATATAGATGGTATCTACTTCTTGGGGGAGAAGACATTTGCGAAATTGTTCCCTGAGGTACTTGACGAAACGGTAACTGTTACCGATATTTTATCAAAGGCTGAAAACCTTTTGAAAGAAGACAAGGAAAACAAAGTATTACAAAATTTGTTAAGTGGTAAAACCAAAACAGGAATATATGGAGATGAATTTTTTGAGATTAATGAAAAAATTGTCGATTTGTCAAACCCCCTTATTACAGACGATGCTAAGGAATTAGTGGAACTTTATTACCGTGAGAGTCTTGACCCAGACGGTAGAGGTTATAAGAACCTAATCAAAATGATGATGGAAGATGGGTTCTTCAAGTACCTACCAAAAGGTGATGACGCTTGGGTATATTTTTTGAAACCCTTTTTAAAATTAACAAGAAAAGAAAAACGTAAATTCAAACAAGTAAAATAAAAAAAAATAATTATGAAAGAGCAAAACGACGCAATGAAACTTGAGTTTCTGATGATGGTTAATGACAACATCATTGTACAACGATTCTTTAACGTTAGGGATTTTAACCCTAAGGCAAAGTTTTCGATGGATTTGTACCATTTAATCAGACAATTCTCAAATGACATCGAGTACCAACTTAAAATGAAAACGGTTGTCTATATGATGGATAACATGGATGAAATCGAGACGAATCCGGCTATGTTGGAGACATCTTATACTGATGGTCCTGAACATATTAACATCTTTGTTAAGCATGGGGACATGACAATTTGTCACCGTCAGTTCAACGCCAAAGTATACCCTCCGAAGGTAAGATATACCGTAGACGTACGCCCACACTTGAAAAATTTGTTAATGTCTTTGACTGACATTTTTTCATCTAAAAATTTAACATTGGATTACATGGGTGTTCCACTAACTGTCTAATATTTATCTTTACACTAACAGAGAATTACTATGGCGTCAAACAAAAATTTTGAATATCTTGGTAGCGGATTTCAGCTCCAACTACTAAACCAAATCATCGTTGATAAGGAGTTTGCAAGAACTATTATTGATGTTCTTGAGGTGAATTACTTCGAGAGCAAGTACTTCAAACTAATCGTTCAAATGGTGAAAGAGTACTACGCAAAGTACGAACACACACCTACGTTTGACACACTAGAACAAATTACAAAATCAGAATTACAACAAGAATTAGCATCAAAAATTGTTATTGATACTATCAAGAAGATTAAAGATGTTAATGTCGAGGGAGGACAATTCGTTCAAGAGAAGGCACTTAAGTTCTGTAAACAACAAGAACTACAAAAAGTGATGAACAAAGCTCAAAAAATCATCGACGGTGGTGAATTTGAGAATTACGATAAGGTTGAACAACTTGTTAGAACTGCTCTACAAGTAGGACAACGAGAAGACGGACAGTCTGATGTTTTTGCTAATTTGGAAGAGGTGTTAAACGAAGATTATCGACACCCAATCCCTATGGGTATCCCTGGTATCGATAGACTTTTAAAAGGTGGGTTAGCAAAAGGGGAAATCGGTGTTGTGTTAGCACCAACAGGTGTAGGTAAGTCTACACTACTAACAAAAATTTCAAACCACGCATTTAATTTGGGTTATAATGTCTTACAAATCTTTTTTGAGGACAACCCAAAAATTATCCAAAGAAAACATTTCACATTATGGACGAAAATCCATCCAGATGAACTATCTTTGAAGAAAGATGATGTTATGGCTAAGGTTCACGAGATTAAAACCACAATGCCAAACAAACTAATCTTGAAGAAACTACCATCTGATACTATGAGTATGTTACAAATCAAGAACCAAATCAGAAAGATGATTGCTGACGGTATCAGAATTGATATGGTACTATTAGATTATATTGATTGTGTGGTTCCTGATAGAAACTTGGGTGATGAGTGGAAATCTGAAGGTTCTGTGATGAGAGCATTTGAAGCGATGTGTCATGAACTTGACCTCGTAGGATGGACCGCGACTCAAGGTAATCGTCAATCAATTTCATCAGATGTTGTAACAACAGACCAAATGGGTGGTTCTATTAAGAAGGCACAAGTTGGTCACGTAATCATCTCAGTGGCTAAGTCACTACAACAAAAAGAGATGAAGTTAGCAACAATCGCAATTACCAAATCACGTATCGGTGATGATGGGGTTGTATTTGAAAACTGTAAGTTCGACAACGGAATGTTGGAGATTGACACTGAAAGTTCAGTAACATTCTTGGGTCTTGAAGAACAACAAGAAGAAAGAAACAGACAACGAATTAAAGATTTGTTGGATAGAAGAAAACAAAAAGAACAAACCAAAAAAGAAGAAAATAATAATTAAGATTATGGAAAACATATTAAAAGAAAACCCTAGCAGATTTGTCATCTTTCCTATCGAATATAACGATATTTGGGAGTACTACAAACAACACCAAGCGGCGTTTTGGACGGCTGAGGAAATTGACCTAACAGGTGATATTAGAGATTGGGAGAACCTATCGGATAACGAAAGATATTTTATTAAAAACATATTGTCGTTTTTCGCGGCTTCTGATGGTATTGTGAATGAAAACTTGGCGGAAAACTTCCTTAAAGAAGTCCAATACCCTGAGGCTAAGTTCTTTTATGGTTTTCAGTTAATGATGGAAAATATCCACTCATTAATGTACTCTTTATTAATCGATACTTACGTATCAAATCCCCAAGAAAAAGACGAGTGTTTTAACGCTATCGACAGATTACCTGCGGTTCAGAAGAAAGCAAAATGGGCTTTGGATTGGATTGAAAACGCATCTTTCCAAGAAAGACTTGTCGCTTTCGCGGCTGTAGAAGGAATATTCTTCTCAGGCTCATTCTGTTCAATATTCTGGATGAAATCAAGAGGTGTTATGCAAGGTCTATGTAACGCCAATTCACTTATCTTTAAAGATGAGAACCTACACTGTGATTTCGCAATTCACCTATTAAATAACCACATCCAAGACAGACCAAGTGAGAAACGAATCAGAGAGATTTTACTTTCCGCACTTGAGATTGAAAAAGAATTCATTACTGAGTCATTACCTGTTTCTTTAATTGGTATGAATTCAAACTTAATGAAACAATATTTGGAGTTTGTTGTTGACGGACTATTGGTTAAACTTGGTTGTAAAAAAGAATTCAACGTAGAACAACCATTTAAATTTATGGAACAAATTGCTGTTGAAACCAAAGGTAACTTCTTTGAATCAAGAACGGTTGAATACCAAAAAGCGAAGTTAAATGAAACACTTTCATTTACGGACGATTTCTAATTAATTAAACTATATAATATGTCATTAAAGATTAAAAAAAGAAGTGGGGAGGAGGTATCCTTCAACCCGCAGAAAATTTATAACAGAGTAAAAAGAGCGGCGAAAGGTTTGAGTGTGAACTCAGACGAGATTTTTATTAAGGTAATCACTTCAGTACCAACTGAGGGTTTAATTACCACAAAAGAACTTGATAAATTAGTGTATGAGATTGCCGCATCATATACAGGTAGTCATCACGATTACTCACGTTTAGCGTCTTCAGTTGCAATTTCTTCATACCATAAAGAAACCAATGAGAGTTTCTCTGAGACTATGAATTTGTTACACGGACACGGTATTATCAATGAGATTCTAATTGATACAATCAATAAATACGGTGGTGAGAATATTGATAAAGTTATTAATCATGAGAATGATTATAACTTCGATTACTTCGCTTGGCGTTCATTACAAGAGATGTATCTTTTGAAAACACCGAGTGGGGTTGCGGTTGAAAGACCACAACATATGTACATGAGAGTTGCTCTTTGGGTTACTAAAACATTTGATGAGGCGGTTGCTTATTACCAATCATTATCACAACAGTTAATCTCACCGGCAACGCCTATTATGATTAACGCTGGTACAAAGGTACCTCAGTTGGCATCATGTGTGTTACACTACAATAACTCAGACTCTCGTGACGGACTTTTAGGTACCATGAGAGACATCTCAACATTCTCATCTGATGCCGCAGGTATTGGGTTAGCAATGTCTAACATTCGTAGTAAAGAAAGTCGTATTAGTACTTCAGGTGGTTACGCGGGTGGATTATTAAAGTACCTTAAAATTGTAAACGAATCATTAAGATTCTTTAATCAACAAGGTCGTCGTCCTGGTAGTGCCGCAATCTATTTGGAGCCATGGCACAAAGACATTTTTGACTTGTTGGATATTAAAAAGAACACAGGTGCTGAAGAACTTAGAGCTCGTGACCTATTCACCGCATTATGGTTACCTGACAACTTCATGAGAGCTGTCGAAACTAACGATGACTGGTACTTATTCTGTCCTAACGATATCATCAAAGCGGGTATTAAACCACTTCAGGAATGTTACGGTCAAGAATATGAAAATAACTATAACAGAGCGGTACAGTTAGGTTTAGGTAAAAAAACCAAAGCACAAGAGATTTGGAATAAGATTATTGAGTCCCAAGTTGAAACTGGTGTTCCTTATCTATTGGCTAAGGATAGTGTTAACTCTAAGAGTAACCACCAAAACATTGGTGTTGTAAAACAATCTAACCTTTGTGCAGAAATCGTTCAGTATACCGATGAGGAAACAACCGCTATTTGTACTTTATCTTCTATGGTTCTTAAGAACTTTATTAAAGATGGTAAGTTTGACTTTAAATTACTTCACGATGAGACAAGAAAAGTTGTTAGAGCATTGAACAAAGTTGTTGATGTTAATAACTACTCAACTGAGAAAGGTCGTAAGGGTGGTATGGAACAAAGAGCAATTGCCATTGGAACACAAGGACTTGCTGACGTATTCTATTTAATGGATTACATATTCACATCACCTGAAGCTCGTCAATTGAACAAAGATATTTTTGAAACTATCTATTTCGCGGCGGTAAGTGAAAGTAACGAATTATGTAAGACTGAAGAATACCAACCATATAAGTTCTTTAAAGGTTCACCATTATCTAAAGGGGAATTCCAATTTGATATGTGGGGTCTTAAAGAAGATGAACTTTCAGGTTTTTGGGATTGGAAATCTTTGAAAGAAGATGTCGCTAAATGGGGTGTTTGTAATTCATTATTCACCGCTCAGATGCCTGTCGCATCTTCCGCTAAGATTACAGGTTCTTACGAAATGACTGAACCTGCTCACTCAGCTATCTTTAACCGAAGAGTAGTTGGGGGTGAGATTATGATTGTGAATAAGTATCTCATCCATGATTTCGAGAAGATTGGGATTTGGTGTGAAGATTTAAAAAACGAAATTATCATGAACGATGGTTCGGTTCAAAACATCAACTTCAACAATTACCTTGACCCTGAAGAGAAGACTTACAACAAGAAAGTTAAAAGAATTGAACATTTAATTCCAAAATACAAAACTATTTGGGAGATTTCACAAAGAGAATTAATTGATATGGCGGCTGACAGAGCACCATTCATTGACCAAACACAATCAATGAATATTTACATGTCAAACCCAACACTATCAAAAATTTCTTCATCACATTTCCACTCATGGAAAAGAGGTTTGAAAACTTTGTGTTATTATGTTAGAACTAAAGCGATTTCAACGGGAGCGAAACATTTAGCGGTCGATATATCTAAAGTTGGAAGAAACAATTCGGTTAAAACGGAATCACCAACAGTAACATATACACAAGAAACTCAGAAACCTACTGACTCTCAATTTGAATGTTTTGGTTGTTCATCTTAATCGCGACATAAATCACGACATTAATCCCGACACTATGTCGGGATTTTTTATTTTATAACTATTTATCGAAAATATCTAGACACTATATTTATTGTTATGGCAGATGGTTACACATATGGTATTAATTTTCCCTTCCGAGATTCTTTTGATGGAAAGTATTTAGATTTATCTGATTACACTGATGAAGAGATTAGGACTGATTTAGTTCACCTGATTCTTACAAGAAAAGGAAGTAGATATTTTTTACCTGATTTTGGGACTCGTTTATATGAATATATTTTCGAACCATTAGATGGACCAACATTTGCTGATATTTCAGCTGAAATTAGACAAGCCGTTGAGGATTATATGCCCAACTTAAAAATTACAAATATTAGTGTAACACCTGGTTCTGAGGGAGAAGAAAATAAGGGTACTTATGTAAACGAAAATGACCAAAGAGAATTTAAGGTTACTAATATAAGTCAATTAGAACACACAGCAAAAATTAAAATTGATTATACAATAACTGATAGTGCTTTTAGTACGTCAGATTTTATAATCATCAATATTTAATAATATATGCCAAATAAGAAAATATCATATACAACTAGAGATTTCCAATCAATCAGGACTGAGTTGATTAATTTCACACGAACTTATTATCCTGAGACGGTTGACAACTTTAATGATGCGTCAGTATTCTCTGTGTTAATGGATTTGAATGCGGCGGTTACCGATAACCTACATTATAATATTGATAGAAGTATTCAAGAAACGGTTCTCCAATATGCACAACAAAGGTCGTCAATATTTAACATTGCAAGAACCTACGGATTAAAAGTTCCTGGTATGAGACCATCGGTTGCGTTAGTCGATTTCTCAATCACAGTACCGGCTTTTGGTGATAAAGAAGATATTAGATATTGTGGTATTTTAAGAAGAGGTTCACAAATTAGTGGTGGTGGTCAAACATTTGAAACGGTTTATGATATTGATTTTGCGTCACCAATCAGTGGTGAGGGATACCCAAATAGACTTAAGATTCCTAATTTTGATTCAAATAATAAGTTAATTAACTATACAATTGTAAAAAGAGAAACGGTAGTAAACGGGGTGACAAAAGTATTCAAAAGAGTAATTACACCTGTAGACGTTAGACCGTTTGTTGAGATATTCTTACCTGAAAAAAATGTTCTTGGGGTTACTAGTGTTTTATTGAAAGACGGAACACAATATGCTAACGTACCGAGTACACAAGAGTTTTTAGGTTTAAATAATAGATGGTACGAAGTAAGTGCCTTAGCCGAAGATAGAGTCTTTATTGAAGACCCTACAAAGGTTTCTGACAGACCTGGTATTAAGGTTGGTCGTTACATTCAGGTTAATGATAAATTTATTACTGAATACACACCTGAGGGTTATATGAAAATGACTTTTGGTGGTGGTAGTCAATCGGCTGATGAACAATTAAGAGAATTTGCTAGAAATGGATATGTTTTAAACTTAAACAAATACTCAAATAACTTTGCTTTAGGTAGTGTTTTAAAGGCCAATACAACATTATTCGTCCAATACCGTGTTGGTGGAGGTACCGTAAGTAATTTGGGTGTAAATACAATTACTCAAATCGGAACAGTATCGTTTTTTGTTAACGGTCCATCAGAAAACGTAAACACAAGTGTCGTTAATTCATTACGTTGTACTAATGTAACCGCAGCTATCGGTGGGGCTAATTTCCCAACAACTGAAGAAGTTAGAAACTTAGTAGCGTTTAACTTCTCAGCACAAAACAGAGCGGTCACGATTAATGATTACAACTCATTAATCAGAACGATGCCATCACAATTCGGAGCACCTGCTAAAGTCGCGATTACCGAAGAGAATAATAAGATTAAGATTCAAATGTTATCTTATGACGAGAACGGTTCACTAACCGAGATTGTGTCAAACACACTTAAAAATAACGTGGCGAATTACCTATCAAATTACCGAATGATTAATGATTATGTTTCATTAGAAACTGCAAATGTTATTGATTTGGGTATTAATATTGATGTTGTGTTAGATAATAGTCAAAATCAGGGTGCGGTTATATCACAATTGATTAATATAGTAACCGAGTTTTTTAGCCCATTGAATAGAGAAATGGGTGAGAACATTTTTGTCTCAGAACTAAGACGATTAATCCAAAGTGAAAACGGTGTTATTGCGGTATCTGATATGCAATTCTTCAACTTAGTTGGTGGTCAATATTCTTCATCACAAACATCACAGAAATATTTAGACCCCGTAACACGTCAAATTGAATTAATTGACGATACAATATTTGCACAACCAAACCAAATTTACCAAGTAAGATTCCCAAACAAAGATATTAATATCCGTGTTAAGAATCTTAAAACGGTTAATTTCTCTTGATGATTTATTTTAGAAATTAATGGATTATCTTTTTGAAAATAGTATATAAACTATTTATCAAAAAAGATTAATATGTCAAATTCATACAGAATAAGAACAAAACCCGGTGTTGACAGCTCAGTTAGAGTACTAATTGACCAAGAGTTTGAGTATCTTGAAATTTTATCACTTAAAATATTACAAAATCAAATCTATACTCGTCAGTGTTCTGACTATGGTGTTATTGTAGGTCGTGTTAGTGTAAACAACGGTTTCGGTATACCAAATGCCAAGGTTTCCGTTTTTATTCCGTTAGAGGATGTTGATGAAAATGACCCTGTAATTTCAGACCTTTACCCCTACAAAACATTAACTGATTTAAATGAAGATGGGTATCGTTATAATCTATTACCATACAAACAACAACACGGAGGTCATACTGCAACAGGAACTTTCTTTACTCGTGAAGACGTTTTAACAAACCCAACATTAATTGAGGTTTATGACAAATACTATAAGTACAATGCCGTAACCAACGAGAGTGGTGACTATATGATTTTTGGTGTTCCTACTGGTTCCCAAACAATTGTGGTTGATGTTGACTTATCTGATATTGGTGAGTTTTCATTGTCACCACAAGATTTAATTAGAATGGGTGCTGCAACAGAAAACCAAGTCGCAGGAACCAAATTTAAAGCCTCAACTAATTTAAGAGAATTACCTCAAATCCTAACTTTTACTCGAATCATTGAAGTTGAACCTTTATGGGGTCAGCCTGATATTTGTAATTTAGGGATAACAAGAACTGACTTTGATGTTAGTGATGAAACTAATATCAACATTACACCAACAGCAATATTCATGGGGTCGTTGGTATCAAGTAACGACGACACCTATATTAAGAAGAACTGTAAGTCAAAACCAAGTGCAGGTGATTTATGTAATTTAGTTACAGGTCCTGGCGAAATACTAGCAATTAGACAAACAATCCAACAGGATATTGACGGTAGACCAATATTGGAGAGTTTTGACTTAGACCAAGGTGGTCAAGTTATTGACGACAATGGTACTTGGATGACCGACGTTCCAATGAATATGGACTATGTTACGACTAATGAGTTTGGTGAAAAAATAATATCTTCAGACCCTAAAATTGGTATACCAACAAAATCTAAATATCGTTTTAAAGTTAAGTGGAACCAATCACCATCATTAGGTGCTGACCCAATTAAAAGAGGTTATTATTTAGTACCAAATATTAAAGAATATGGTTGGGAAGTTGATGTTGACCCATTAAATGACGGTTCGGCTAGTACAACTAACAAAGAAGCTGCTCAAAAATCTTATGCGTTTAGTTTAGATTGGAGTGACTACGGTGATACAGGAACAACGGTTGGACAACAGATGATTCAAGAAGCAATTAATTGTGATGATAGGTTTTTTGAAATGTCATATAATAAAGTTTACACTGTTTCACAATTAATTTCACAATATAGAAAGGGTTACGGTAATTCTAGAATCATATCCGTTAAAGATATTTTAAATTCTGAATGTCAAAGTGATAATAATAAATTTCCAACCAATGATGCTGTAAGACAATTTGATATCATCTTCTTATTGTTTCAAATATTTTCATTCTTAATGCTACCCGTGATTTATTCTTTGGTAATATTATCACATGTTTTAGCGTTTTTGTTAATATTAATTTCACCAATATTAGCTATTTTAGCAATAATTGTATTCCCGTTTGTTTTATTAGTTTGTGGTATTAATAACGTGTTGGCGGCCTTATTCCCAAATAAATTTGACCATAAAGACTGCCCTAATTTAAAAGATTTAGGTGATACAATTAAAAAGATTTTTAACCTATATAAATTATTTACTACTATTCAGGTTCCTAATTTAGCGTACCCTGATTGTGAAATGTGTGACTGTGAGGTTGGTGTACCTACTTCATCTGAAGATGAGACTATAGGTGCCACAGGATTAGAATCAACTTATGCTGAGGCGGTAAATAACGGTGCTAACGCTGTTTTAACACCATTAGAAGCGGCTGATAGTTATGTTGAGAACGACCCGTTATATATCACTGACGGTAATAGTTATGAGAAATTATTTGCGGGAGCTCTTATGGGTGTTCCAGGGTCAACAAATTACCCTCTAAAAGCTCAAACAAGGGCACCACAAGTTCAATTATTAACTACAGGAACTACGTTGACTTCTATATTCACATCAAGTTTACCAATTTACGAAAGAATCAACTTATTTAATACCAAAGCAAAATATTTTGATAGTTCACCAACAAATCCTGGTGGTGGTGTAAACAGAATTAAGGTTTCATTTAACACGGCTAATAATGTTTATCACTATGATAATGTTATTATGTTAATGGTTAAACCTGATAATAGTAGTGTTTATCAGTCAGGTAATATCGTAACATTCCAACAACCATCGTTAAGTAGTGACTCAAACATAACAGGATATACAACTATAAATCAATTTGGTACTACGAGTATTACTGGTACAACTATTAACAACTCTGGTGGTACTATAACGGTTCAGTATGCTGATTATAGCAACCCGAACAATCTATTGACCCAAACATATACAAGTCAACAAAACCCGAATGATTCTGTTTACGCAAGATTCCCTATGGACATCGAGTATTTTCAAGTAGTTACGGGTATGACTTATTCTGAATTTAATTCACAATGTAGTGTAACCCCAAATACCAACTCATTAAATGAAAGATTCTTAAAGAATACAATGAATGTTTATAAGTTTACAAGAACTGAAACGAATAATAGTTGTGGTTCAGGTATTTTAAATTCATTAAATTACAATCAGCAAAATCAATTGGTGTCACCACTAACCGCATTGACTAACTACGAAAATCAAAAAATCGTTTTCTTAGTTAGAGGTGTTGACCCTAATACCACAAGACAAACATGTTCATACGATTTAAGTTTATTGTTTGGTTACAATGCGTTTGATGAACCTGGTTACACAGTTACAGGTCAATATAAATTAAATCATCCTGTTAAACCAGGGTTTAAAAATACCCAACATAATATTGGTTCTAACACAACTTTAGACTCATATAGTAACAACTATCTATATCACGATTCATATCACTTTTTACCATCATCTGTGGGTAATGCGTCATTCAGTTCTTTTACTTCTAATATGGTGTCACATTATTCGTCGTTAGACTCTAATAACGTTGGATTTGTACCACAATCGGGTATGCCGACAGTGTCATCAGGTTTTACAGCAACTGTTAATGGACTTAAGGTAAAACCAAACAATATGTATACTCGTGAATATACCAACTTAACAGGTGATACTTACACACAAAATACTACAAACAATCGTGGTTATTTTGATAATGAAGTTGTCGAGGGTGGTAGCGGATTGTATGGTAAGATGCCAACGTCATTCCCAATCTGTGGAAGTGTTTTAACCGGGTTATTTCAGGGTAATCCATTCTTATCAATATATTATTCCCCTGCGTACCCAACATCAACATCATTAACATACGGATTAGGTGGTTCTGGTAATCAAATAGTAATGAGGTCTGATAGATTACCAACCTCAAGTGTTAGACAGGATAATATTAACAATAGTTTTCCTTTACAATCTAACCTATATTTTTCAGTATTCCAAATCAATGAGGACGGAACTTCAGTGTCTTATGTTAGTCAAAATCCCGTAATTGCGTCGACGGCTTCACAAGATAACCAAGAAGACCAACCAAGTTCAGTTAGTTCTGAATTATTCAATAGTTTTAATTGTGGTAGTATGATACCACTTGGTTGTTATAAAGAAGCCCCTGATGGTACCATGTATATCGCACCTGAAGGTGATAATTGTTACAAAGCTTTAGGTGGTAAACCTAAAATGATTAATGGTTGTTACAATTTAGTTTCGTTTATTTTTGTATCATTACCTAGCGATATAATATCTATTACGGAATGGTTATCAAGATTAACAATTAATTTTGCGGCTTGTCGAAATGTGTTTGGTCACTTATTCACTAATAACTGGATTAACGGTGTTTTATACTCGTTTAGTTTTAGAAATGATGCGGTATATTCATCACCCACATCAGCAAATCCCAACCAATTAATCTCAACAAATTATTGTAAAGATGTTGTGACACTACACCCAACAACTAATTTCTATTATAGAAGTAGTCCGTATTTGGTGACTAATAACTCATTTATCGGCAAGAAGAACCCAACGGGATTCTTCGGGTCGTTTAACGGTAATGAGTATAGCTTACAATTCCCGACTACAATGATGGATTTGGGTCCAAGAGCGGATTACTTACAAGATATTATTTTATCTGATGGTTTTGACGGTTATGTTGCTAATAAATTAAATAACACGAGTTATTCTGATGTTAGTGATGTATTAAACTTATTTGTGATTACTCGTTTAGCAAACACTAACTTCTTAAGTCAGTTAGTTGGTGCTGGTAGTATTGGTAAGTTTTTTAGTCGACCTAATAATATGGTTGATGCGGATTATGCACAATCAATATCTGTTAACTCTGAAATCGGTGTTGCACCTTTTGAATCGGGTAATTATACACAACCTAATCAAATTTATGTTAACTCACTTGCGGGTCCAAATAACGAAGCTTTATTTGGTATTTTCTTTACAGGTGACACACAGGTTAGGGACTACA